GCTTCTTCATCCAAAACAGACGCATATCCTTCTCCAATGACTGCATTGCCTGAATAAGAATCCGGCACACCGTTCCTATCAACACTTATTGCTCCGAAAGAAACCTTCTGCTGCTTCAGATAAGTTGTGAGATATTTTCTGCCACTATAGGTTTCATGCTTTGTCGGCTCTGCTGTTTCCCTGCTCGTATCCCATCCTTCCATAAAGTCATATACATGAAGCAGTCCCCAAGGGACCATATCCGTCCAATCCCAATATGAAAAGAATGGAATAAAGGGCTGTGGCGGTGCATCACCTGTATGATTATATAAGCCCTCCATCCAATATTTCGCAGCATAATAGGTAAGGCTTGTTCCCCGATAGGTCATACCGAGATTCTCCGTAGTATCGTATATCTGCCATCTCCATCCATATCCGGGAAGTCCCATCATGATTTTGTCCGGGTTCATTGCATTGGCAGCATAACTGTAGATACCTTCAAGCCAGCTTCTCGGAGATACCGGCCCCGGTGCTGAACCCGCCCAACTCATACCATAACTCATGATTGCTACTGTGTCGCAGTATGCATCCAAATCGGCATACACGCACCAATTCTCGCCGCCAACCGAACCGCCAACACTGGTCATACCTGGAAGGCAGATATTTACATGAAGGTTTGCTCCCTTTGCCTTTACAGTAGAGTAAATCCGTGAGAACAGCGCATTTGCCTTTGTTCGGTTCGCTAACTCCCCTCCACGTTCCAAATCAATATCTATCCCGGAACACCACGGATATTTATTAATAATCCTCACAATTTCTGAAATGAACGTATCCTGTGCACCATTCGTATTCTCTCTGAGTGCTGTAAAAATAGAGGCAGTACCATGATTCATAATGGTCAGAAGCCATTTAATATGTGGCCACTTCTTAACATAAGGAAGGATAGTACTGACCGCAGTTCCCGTCTCGCTGATTGTTCCATCTGCTGAAACTTCAAAGGTAAAAATACCAACATGAGACAGCTTATTTCCTTTTTCTCTTAACACCTGATGCATTCTTGTATTTCCCATGAATGTCCATGCCATGACGTTTCGGTTACTTGCCCTTCTCACATCCGTTTTCCTCCAATCCCATATGCCATCTCCTGAAAAGACATGCGCACAAGTGCTGACTTCCTGTCCTTTACTTTAATCTGGTGTTTACTGTCCCCTGCTGCCGAATAAGAATATAATCCATTAGCCTTAATCCGGCTTCCATTCCTTGTTGCCACCCTTGCATCAGCATTAATTTCAACAACATCATCTTCCAAAAAAACGTTCTGCAGAGTCAGCTTGTGGCTTCCGTAATTATGAGCCACACTCATGTCTCCTGCTGCCATCGTATCTTTTGGAATTATGTGATAATTCAGCCCGGTCGATACTTCCCCATCATTGGTGATCACCGCTGTAACACCGGAACGTACAATCCCATTAAAAAAGCGGACAGGTGTTATCTCTCCATCCACACGGTTCTTTTGCAAAAGTTCCAGATTGTTTACCACATACCCGCTCAGCCACTTACCTTCCTGAAACATGATATCTGTTATATAAAAGGTTCCGGTACACTCCTCTAAAACCACATTTACAGTAGCCTTTGCCACCTTCTTTTCTTCATGTGTATTGATTGTCCCGGCAAATCGAATAAACTCCATCCTTACACCTCCTGTGCATCAAAGGTGTACCTCTGTTCTGACACATGGGAAACCCATGCGGTTGCTACCGAACCACCCTGCAGCATAACATCCGTAAAACGCACTGTGCCTGTACAGTCCTGCACCACGACCCTTACCGTCAGTTTTTTCACTTTTTCTATTCCGTTAACACTGACCGCTCCTGCCGACCTCGTAAAATACATTTAATATACCTCCAAAAATAGACAGAAAAAAGCACCTCCAAGAGGAGATGCCTTGTTTCTGTTATATATTTACTCTTCTTCCATCAATGCATGGTATAAACGCTTTGCTTCTACCGCATTAGTTGTTTTCTTATTCCGCTCTACTATTTGAACAGTAAGATCTTGTTGCATTTTTTTCGCTACCGATTTTGTCGAAGCTCTTTTGTTTAATTGCAATACCGTTCCTACATATTTTTGAACTTTAGGAGATTTAACAGTTGGAATTTTTTCTCCCCTGAATCCCATCTCTACAATTTTTGATGCTTCTAGCATTTCATCCAAATCCATCGAAGCAATCAATCTACCAGTAACTTTCCCTCTTCTAACGGGAGTTGCTTTCACGGCAACAGCCTTTACCGAAGCTACACCAGTTTTTACCGGAACTGCTCCCATTCTTAAACCTTTTTCTACTGTTGTTCCTGCTATTTTCTTTCTTCGACTACCTACAGGTGTATTTATTTTTGCTTTCGGCATATTATTCACCTACTTTCTTATCAACAATATTTACAACACCACTCAGAATATCTTTAAATGAAATTATTTCAAATTCGTTTTCCTTCAAATCTTCAATTTTGTATTCAACGGCATCATCACTTGCTCGTTCCCCGACCACAACCTCTACATATCTGTCTTTTACTTTTTTACTCTCCACGATGTAAAGTATCGGAAAAAAAGCTTCATACTCAGCGGCTGATACAATACTTCTTATTTCATTATATTCTTTTTTACTAATAACTCCACCATTAAGTTTAGTCTTGGCTCCTTTTAAGATTCCAGCTATATTATTCTCAATTTCTTTCGTATGACGATCTCCTGTTGTAATCTGTTCTAAATATCTTTTACAGATTGTTGCTGGATTTGAAGTCGGCGGTTGTTTTGATGAATTAAATTCTGTTGTACACCAAACATAATGGATATTTTTATAATATCTTTTTGCTATTTTATATGCTAATTGTGTCCCAACTGAATATAAAAATGGATTATTCTTTACATCCAATCCCATATTCTATCATCCCCTTTTCATCATTAGAATTCATTTATATTTTACCACAACAGAATCAATTTTTCATTCAAATAATTCTCAAAACAACTCTACAAATCTTGTTTCTTCTGAACCATCCTCATATTCAATCACAAGTTCAATGCCAACTCTGCCATTCGCACCCTTTTTCAGATTCTCTGTTGCTATGCTTGCCGATACTGTATAGCTGCTTCTGGTAGCCGGATATACTTCCTGCACCAATGTTTTTGTAGTATTTAACGCTCCCACACACTTAAAACTTGCATTACCGGAAGCACCGTTTTCTCCATCCACCTCAAAGCCGGAATTCTGCCAATAGCTGAATCCATCATCTGCTCTGGAATTTAGCAGATGGTTGTTTACCACCAAATCCTTCATTTCCTGTCTGTCCAGCAAATCCGATGAAGAGAGGGTATCTGCTGCCTTCTCCCATGAAGCAGAAGAATCACCCAGTTCCTTTAATTTGGTGGAAAGCTCAATGACTGTCTTCCAGGGCTCCTGCACATTATAGTCCATGCGGATAATTCTGGTGCTGATTCGGATTTCCAAGTTTTTGTCATCCACAGTTACCACATCACCAATACCAAAACTCTCATGCTCCCATCCTGTTAACACCGACAGATCCATTACCTGTATGACATAAGAAATGCTCGGTTTTGAATAATCTGCCAGTCTCATTTCGGTATATTCAAGCATCTGATAGGGATTCGTAAAAGAAGAACAATCCAGAGTAGATACCCTGATTTCGGATGAATATTCGGTATTCTCCACATATTCCTTTCCGTTATTGATACTTGCAAAGGTCATACCATCCGCACCGTAGGCATAAAGCCTTGTTACAAAGCTTCGGGTGTCTACAACTCTCTGTATGGATTTCATGTTTTTGCGGTAAGCAAACACAGCACCGCTGTTGCTGCCTGACTGCATCAGAAGGCTGACCTGTTTATTTACATTGTCAAACTCCAAATCACCGCCATAAATGAACTGAATGGTACGGAGCATGGAAAGGGCATTTTTATCCGTGGACTGCCAGGAACGTTTCGTTGATACCGTTATTTTTCCAACACTCCATCCGGTTCCCTGCAATGCATAAGCCATCGGCTTTTCTGCTGTTTCCGCTTCATATGTCTGTTCACTTTTCTTTTCAGAATATGCAAGG